TTTTATTAAGCGACATGGCACATACTCCATCCACAGACTTTACAAGTTTCACATCCAGACTCCATAGCTATATTAGGAGACTCACAGCAATCATATGCTGGTTCTGGTGTCTCAACCATATCAAAGAAACTCATTTGATCTGTACTATCGTTTTCTTCTTTTTCTTCAGTTCCTTTTACCAAGACTTCAATTTGTCTACTACCAGCTCTATAGACTGTAATACCTTTACAACCTAGTTTCCAAGCATGTACATAAGCAGCTTCAACATCAGCAATAGTAGCTTCATTAGGGAAGTTAATTGTTTTTGATATACCTGAATCACAATCCTCTTGGAAAGCTGCTTGCATCTCAACATGATCTTCAGCAGATATCTCAGGAGCAGTGATGTATATATCCTTCGCCCATGGTGGTACATCTTCTCTTGTTTGTAAAGAACCGCCTTGAGATAGATGTTCCATCAAGTCTTCTGAATAGAAGTCATGTCTTTTAGCATCTGCCTCAAAGTATTTATTTACATAATATAAAGTCTGTCCTTCTAATATATTTGACTTTTTCCAAGCTAGAGCAAATGTTGGCTCTATACCACTAGAAGTATCTGCTAACATAGAGATAGTTCCTGTTGGAGCTACTGTTAATCTACAAGCATTTCTGTATTTTTCATCTTCTCCATAGTCACTTTCATTCCACGCAGGGAATGTACCTCTTTGGTCAGCTATTTTTTTAGACTCTGTATCAGCTTTTTCTCTTATGAAAGACATAATATCTTTACCTAATTTACGCCCTTCTATACTATTATACTTAACTTTTAGCTGAATTAGCAGATCTGCAAAGCCCATTACACCTAAACCTATTTTTCTAGTAGCTTTAGTCATTTTTTCTATCTCAGGAGTAGCATATTTGTTTGCATCTACTACATTATCTAAGAAATGTACTGCTGATTTTACAGTTTTTTCTAATTCTCTCCAATCAACATCATTGTAATCTTCATGATAAAACTTCGCTAAGTTGATTGAACCTAAGTTACATGACTCATTTCCTAGTAAAGGTTGTTCACCACAAGGGTTTGTAGCAATCATTTCACCATATTCTTCTGTGACATGATTATCTTTGTTTACATTATCTAAAAATATCATGCCCGGTTCACCATTTCTCCATGCTCCATATACTATTTTATCAAATACTTCTCTAGCATTTAGTTCACCTACTACTTTTTTACTTTTAGGATTGATTAGTGGATACTTTACACCTGCTTCAACAGCCTTCATAAAGTCTGCATCTACTCCTACTGAGATATTAAAGTTGTGTATTTCACCTTCTACTTTTTTACAATCGATAAATTCTAATATATCAGGATGGTATATTGACATTACTGCCATATTAGCACCATCTCTCTTACCACCTTGAGTAATCATAGAAGATACTCTTGATAGTGTTTGTAATACTTGTATTGGACCACATGCAATACCATGCGTTGTTTTAATTCGATCACCTCTTGGTCTCAATTCACTTAAAGCAAATCCTGTCCCACCACCAAACTTTTGTACCATAGCTATATCGTGGGCAGTTTTCATAATATCTTCCATACTATCTTTTAAAGGTAATACAAAACATGCTGACAAAGTTCCTTGTTCAGTTCCTGCGTTCATTAAAGTTGGTGAGTTAGGTATGAACTTTAATTTTTTCATCATATCTGTAAAATCTACAGCTGTTAATGCTGCATCTGCAGCTAGCTGACCATATAGTTCCATATCTACTTTTGCAATAGCTTCACCTACTCTTTCAAACATGTCATCTGCTGTTTCAATGACTTCATTGTTTTCATCTTTTAAATAGTATCGACTTGTTGCGACTGTTTCTGCTTGTTGTGTTAATTGCGTGACCAATGTGATCTCCTTCCTATCCTCTGTACCCACAGTACAGACATAAATTTCTTTCTTGTACCCAAAAGCTAGGCATACATACCATCTCACTGCAGTTTGGGTTAGGGGCTTTTTGTATTTCTTCTGTCTTACTATTATACTCATTTCCTGTCCATTTTGACAGGTCTGGCAATTTTGTTTTTTCTTCCACATCTCTTTTTTCGTCAGGGTCTACTGCATCCAACCATTCAGTAGCACTACCTAAACTTTCGTATCTGTAGATAGTTGTTTCATAAGCTGCTTGTAATGCCATAGCTATTGAGAAGAACGCATCTCCATGTCCCATAGGAGTCTCAGGTGCTTTAAGATCATTACTAACAGATAGTATTTGTTGCTTCTGTCTCTCATCTTTAATCAAAGTTAGATTCTCTGACATGACATATTCTTCAAAAATTTGTGCCATAGTCCGTTTACTTTTCTGTGAAAAAGTCATAGAGTGCCATACATGATCTAATCCTCTGTCTTCTAGTTCACCTCTTGTATTATCTATATATCCTTTTTCTAAATTATAATTTTCAGCTACTTCATTTAAATATTGTATCTGATCAGAATAGCTCCATCCATCTAACCAAGATTGATGTACTTGTTCTATCTTATCACCCCTTCTTCTAAATATAACTAAGTGAGATGGGTGTCTTTTCTTACCTACGTCAAATCCTGCAAATAGTTGATCACCTGCTTCAGTCTTAAAAGTTTGATGTGCTGAAAAAGTTTTTAAATTTTCATCTTCACATTTAACTATATCTTCTTCATTAAAATATGCCTCTGTTGCAAAATGGGGTACTAATAAAAACTCAGAAGCAAATGATTTTGGTCTTGCTCTTTGCTGATCTAATAACCACTTCTCACTATATAATTCTGGCATCAACACTCTTCTGTCTGGTGTTGGATCTAATGCTGGCAATACTCTTGATTTAAATCTATCATCTTTTTGTAGGTTACTTAATAAGTCTCCCGGCATCATGGGAGTACCTAATACAATTACAGGTACACCTTTTAGTGGAATGAATAAACTTTCTGTCATAAAATGATCTTCAACTTTAGTTATCTGACCAGTGTTAAGAGGGTTTTCAGGATCTCTTAATACGTCATCAGCAATTAAAGCACCATTAACATGCATACCTCTTTTGAAAGAGAACAATCCACCATGCATAATTTCAACTGGTTTTTTATTTACATAATATCTAAATGAATAATCTGCTTTTGGAGATCTATTTTCCATCATATCCAATAATTGTGGATTTCTATTTATAGTCTTATTTATTTCTTGTAAGTGATATCTAGCCATTCCATCACTGTAAGATAAATAAAGCACAGACATGTCTCTTCTTGATTTTAATAATCTCCAAACACTAAAAGCGTGTCCTAATATAGTAGATTTAAAGTGAAAACGTGGTAATACTGCTACATAATTAAGCCCTTTTTCTATACAATCTTCAATGTCCTCAGCAAGAACACCAACATGCCAAGCACCAAAGTATTCTGGATTATCAAAACTTTGGGACCATACGTCTCTAAGGAACTCATAGAAGCTACCAACTCGATATGATGTATTACCTGTAGTGATACCTTCAGCTAATTTACTGAACGCATCATCAAATGTAACTAAATCATCTTTTTTATTCAATGTCATCTCTCTCCGCTACTAATGTTCGTAGTCTATTCGCAACTTTTGTTATAATATCTGGATCTGTAATCTCTTCTACTAATACATTTAAAACATCTTGTACAAATTGTAAGTTTACCATACCTTCTACAGTTTTTCTTTCACCTTGTATACCAATGTCTATAGCTTTCACTGCTTCAAAAGCTCTTTCAAAATCTAAAAGCTCTAACTCAGATTCAGCTTTCTTCCTCATTTTTTCATATGAATCTAAATGCTCACCTTGTAATCTAGCAATCCTTTGACTTTGTTTTTCTTTAACAATTTCTTTTGCTTTAGTTGTCATAGAAGCATTTTCACTTTTCCAGTCATACTTTTTTGCCCAAGCATATATAGTTGGGGCTTTTACTTCAAGATCAAACTCTTGATTTATAGCAACAGCTATTTCATCTCCTGTTTTATTATCTAAAAATAATTCAAGGGCTGCTAATTTCACTTCTTCAGCATAGTTTTTAGGCATTATTTACCCTCCCATTTAGAACCAAATGAATAGTTTGTATAACCTTGATCACCACTTTGTGATTCTATACTACCACCTATTGCCGATCCACCATCTAAGAATTTACTCATGTCCATTCTACCTGTTTTATTAGAGGCAGCATTAAAACATTCTGGAACTTTGTGTTTTAAGTTACCTGATCCTGTTATAGTTTTAAATCTTATACCTATTTCTTTCTTATTACATACACCTTTCCAAGATTCATCTTGTGTTCCAAGGGGTTCATAGTTAGGATTCTCTAATATAGTTCCTATTTTTCTACTAGCTCCTTCAGGAGATTCATTATGTATACAAGAATAGTAATCACACCAAACTACTTTGGCGTATTTCTCTTTAAATTCGTCTGCAGTTATACCTTTTGGTAAACTATCTTTAGGTTTAGTCTTCCTCTTTTTTCTAGGTGATGAATAATAAAATGTCATATCATCGCTAGTTTTCTTATATCCTTTAGGAATCCCCATCTTTACTCTCCTTTAATCCATACAGTGCAATACAAGCCGCATCTGCAAAGTCTTGTTCTAAAAATACATCTCCCCATTTATCCACAGCAAATTCCATGATTTGAGTTTTAGAGCAGTTACCTTTACCTACTATTTGTTTCTTCCACTTTGTGTTGTCTACTAATTGACAAGGTACACGATTTTTGTGGCATGTTAATTGAACACCACCTACAACTCTAGCTATTTCAATTGTGGATTTTGGGTTTTGTATATAAATTGCAGCTTCTACAAAAGCCTTCTCTATACTTATTTTACTTAATATCCCTGAAAAATTATCAACAATTTTCAAGAATCTCT